TTGGTCCAGGCCTGCTTGAAGGTGCCGTCCCATACGCCGGTATAGGTGCGTGCAACGGGATCGTAGTTGGTCGGCACCGGCCAGCGCTTGGCCTTGCACTTCACGGTTACCGAAGGGATGTTCTGGAACTGCTGGGCGTCAAACTCGATGTACAGAAGCGCGGTGTTCGGGTAGCGCAGTTTCTCGTCGATGATTTCGGTGTAGCCGGCGATAGTCATCGTGTCGGCAACAGTGCCACTGTTCTGGTTCGGCGTAATACGACGGACACGGAACATCCAGCCCGAAGTGCTGGCCGGAAGGTCGACGCTGACAGAGCGTTGATAGCCGTTGGTGGTCTTGCCGTCCACCGCGCCACGGTGGGCCTCGACATAGGCGCCGCCGTCGGTAGAGATGTCGATCGCATACTCGATACGATACCCGTTGGTATTCCCACTACTGTCCTGGCTGGCCAGGCGAGGCCAGGTGAAGCGAAGGCGTAGGCGCGAAAGCTGGGTGTTGCTCAGAGCGCGCGTGAATGGGTTGTCGCTACGCAGCTCGACGTTGACCGTGTTCTCGTTCTCGATCGCAGGAATACCCTTGATGTATTCCTGATCGATTCTGCCTGTACGCCACTCCCAACTCACGCCCGGGAAGTTCACGTTGCCGCTGACATCCATGATCGGTGTGTTGTCGAGGTAAATGTCACGGTCAGTTGGCGTGCCGTCGAATTCCCCTTCCCCCACGGCTAGCAGGATGCTCGCGATGTTGGTCGACTGTAGGCTGTCCGGCGCCTCAACAGGCGTCTTCGGCTTGCTGCTGCCGCCTTTCGCGCCAGCGATGTCCAGGTGCTGTGCTGCGCCCATATTTTTCTCCAAGCAATAAAAAACCGCCCAGAGGCGGCTTGTACGTTCAGCTGTGGCTACTTCTTATCTTCGGCGCGAATCGAGGCAGAGATGATTGCCCCGCCCCAGCGACGTTCGCCGATGCAAATTGGGACAGGGTTGCCGCTAGCTGTGGTGTTCTTGGCGCTGCCGAAGGCGTACGACGGCAGGTTCTCGGGCGCTGCGCTTTGGGAGAGGCCCTTTGCCTGGGGACTTAGCATCTGGATGACACCGCCCAAGGCGAGTGATGCGCCGAGAGACTGCCCCCACCCCTGCATCCCAGGAACGAAAAAAGACGCGACGAAGATTACGGTTCCAATGATCGTCTGAAGAAGACCTCCGCGCTTGCTCCCGCCAATGACGGGAACAATGCGTATCTCTTTGGTGCCACGGCGCCCAAGGTCATCGGCGCCTACGTTTTTTCGGTTGCGGAATACGGCGAAGCGGACTCCCAGGACATCAAGCCGTCTGATTTCCTCCACGAAGCCGGGAAGAGTAACGCGCAACGCTTTGAACGCCTCCCACCCCTCTCCACTATCCAACTGGCGGCGATGCTCACGGCCAAATTTCTGAGCCAGCGAGCCGGAAAGCTTGATCGTTGTCATCTGCGCATAATGCGCAACCGTTGCAGCCATACTTTCCTCCGGGCAATAAAAAACCGCCCGAAGGCGGTTGATAGGTGGTGCTACATCAAAGGCACGATTTTACTGCACCCTCTATCGCGGAACGCCCAACACCTGGCATCCACGGAACCCGCTGATAAAACACAACCGAGCTACCTGTGCCCGTCTTAGAGACCTCAAGCAATTCGTCTGTCAGGTTCATTGCACCAATGACTAGACGGTAGCCATTCTGAGTCTCTGACATGGTCGCTTCAGATCGAGCATCCTGCCATTGAGGGAATACACATAGCACGTACTCCTTTGGCGATTTCTTGGTAACAGCTTTGGTCGTTGGAGAATTGCCTTTCAGGTCGCTCGGCGACACGCACCCCGCCAGCAGCGCCAGCCCCATAGCACCGATCAGAATTCGCATGTGATCCCCTATTTCCGGTAGAAACGCTTGAACATGGTCTTGTGGGCGTACCGGCGCCTACAGAACCTCGTGCAAGCCAAGGCCAGCCCTCCGAAGACGATCCCGAACACCGCCCAGAGGACTGTCGAGTTGTCGGTGATGTAGAGGTGAAAGACCTTGGCGGCATACCAGCCCGCGATCAGGCAGAGGATCCCTAGGAAGGCAGTAATGCCACGAGGCGTGCCGTACTCGATCTCGGCTTGGCAACCTCGGCATACACGAGCGCCCCACGGCACTTCGGTAATGCAGTGAGGGCAGGTAACGGTGTGATTGGATGCCACGGTCTCATTCCTTGAATGGTGGATAGGCCGGGCAGTTTACGGGAAATCGAAACTCGCGACAGCAGATGCAAAAAGCCCTGCGCGGGGCTGGGCCCGCCGGCTTATCAGGAGAGCTCCAAGCCCAGGCGCTCTTTTAGCAACTGCTTACCATAAGCCTTGCCGAGCTCCAAGAGCATACCAAGGCCGGCCACACCTGCCTTTTCGGCTCCCTCCTTCGTTCTCCGCCATACTTCAGGGTCGCGAACGGTGTCGAGAAACTCGTGCCCTTTGTAAGTCAATCGCTTCGGTTGCCATTCGAAATGATTTATCCCGCCAAGACTTATCCCCGAAAGAAGCCCTGCCTCATCCAGCAACATAACGTGGTAGGAGACCTCTTTGGCTGTCCGCCCTTCGATAGCTAACTCCATCCAGCCATGCGCTTCGTCATGAGCCTCAACTGCAAGCAAAATCTCCCGCACCAGTTCCTTATCGAGCTTCATAAGGTATCCCTCCCTTGAAACCAGCGACTGTAGCAGCCGAACTGGCCGGGCATCCAGCGTGGATGGAAAGCCAGTAACCCGCTTGCCAGCAGCCGTAGTAGCGTTGTGCCTCCAAAAAACCGCCCCGGTCCGTTGCCGGAAAGCCCATGGACTGGATAGCGTTTCTTGTAGCGCAATCAGTTAAGGATATCGAATGGCCACAAAACTTGTTCAACTCAACCTGTCCCTCGCGCCCAAGGCGATAGTAGGGCTCGGGAATGGGACCAGCGCGAACCTGATGGTTGAAGTAGACCTCTTGGGCAAGCCGATCGGTGATTTTTCGATCAAGGAAATTGAGGAGCTCGCACGAGCTGAACTCAAACGGGTCGCTGCAACTGCCTGACTTTCTCATCTAAGGCAGCAATGCGGGCGGTTAATATCGCCTCATATGCTAGCCGCAAGCTCGACTCCGTCGTGAGTCGAGCTTGCAGCTCTTCAATCCTACGGTTTGCTTCTTTCAGCCCGTCAGCCGATGTTGAGCTCATTCAATGCTCCTATGGATTCACCGCTTCACTTCGCGTCCCGATGACGCAACACAAGGCGCGTCCGGTCGAGCCAGGGCCCGCCAAACACGATGATTTCTGATGGTCTGCCGAGCAGATGGTGGAGCATGAAGGGGCCAGCCCCGAAGACTTTTGCATGTTCCTCGGGTAGCTGCGCATTCGCGTCCAAGTAGATACCGGCGTGGTTCGGGTGAGCGGTTCGCCCAACTGCCATGACGATCATGTCGCCGCGCTGAGGCTGAGTGACCTGGTAGAAGCCGGCGGCCTCGTAGGCCTGCTCGTACAAGCTCGGGCCGTCGGCTTTCTCCCACCACCCTTCATCACGGGCATAGGCCGGGAACTCAAGCCCCCACTCCCGCTTGTACCAGTCCGCGCAGACCTGCCAGCAGTCCCAGGCACCGTGCACGAACGGCCGGTTAAGCAATGGTGTATGACCGGTTGGCGTGATAGTGCGCAGATCACCTTCAGGCCACGACAGGATGTGCCAGGGCAAGCCGGTGGCCTCACACATGGCCAGATCACGCGGTGAGGGCCTGCTGGTAGCGTCTGGGTGTGAGTGCACGATCCCAATCACCTCGCCCAGATCCTCGGATGCAGCGTAGGCTTCAGGCGAGATGCGGAATTCCTCTGCCGGATCTGTGGCAGTGTTCTCGCAGGCCACATAACGGTGGGAGCGACCAGCAGAAATGATCAGCCCGCAACACTCGCGCGGGTACTCTGCCGCAGCGTGCGTCTGCACGGCAACGAGGAGGTGTTTGCGCATGGTCAACTCCGTGCGATCAGGGAAACGGCCGGGAAGCCGCCGAATGGCAACTCGTTGCCTTGGCCAAAACGGACTGTGCAGCCTGAATCCAGGCAACCATTGCACTGGTCCTTGGCCGGGTCGTCCGTGGCGGTTCCATCGAGGTCGTAGTACGGGCCGGTGTATCCGCAGTTAGGGCCGCGGTAGCCTGCGGTCATCGCCCAGTGGCACAGCTGAGTCATCTGCCGGCCGATCGTCTCCCCGCCAACGTCGCCAGGGCTAGCCAGCTCCCAAGAAACCGTGGTCCCGTTCTCCGAGACCTTCTGATCGATGTACCAGACCTCGATCGCCTCCTCGGTCGGGTCAGCCTCGGGGTTGCCGCTTGGGAAATTTTCCGCGTCCAGGTAGCGCGCCATGGTGTGACGGATGGTCAGTTTGAACTCGAGCAGGTTGTCGAAGGCCAGGCACAGAGCCGTGATCCTGCCGTTGACGTTACCGACCGTCAGCGTGGGCCGCACGGCGGTGCCGTCCGAGTTCGCCTCAATGCCGTCGATCTGCATGGGCCAGGCGCCGTATTCATTGCCCTGCCACCAGATCGACTTGGCAGGCAGCTGGTCGGCGTTCTCGCCAGCGGCGGCCAGTTCCTGTGCAGAGTGCGGGATTGCATGCCCATGGAACCGCAGCGTATTGGCGCCGAAATCCGAGCCATCCAGCTCGAACAGCAACACCTCGTTGCCAGGCTCTAGGGTCTGGATGTCCTTGATCAGTGACATGCTCTCTTCCTATGGGTGGAAGGCCCGCTCAAAGGTGGCGGAGACCTTGAATCGACCGCCGCCTACAGACGTTGGCTTGGGATCCTTGCATGTGAACAACCCCAGATCACCGAGCGGCGTAGACCACAGAAAGGCCTTGGCGCCGCCGTGCCGGTCAAAGAATTCCATGATCTTGCGGACCTGGGCCTTCGTCCCAGTGACGGTGATCGGGTAGCTGTCCTCCTTATTGTTCGGTCCATCGCCAACCGTCTGCCGATAGCCGCCGCCGAACCGGGACTCACGTACCCGATAATTGATGTCCGGCGTTTCGCCGCGCTGGGTCGGCCAGTTGAATCTCTCAATTGCCATCAGCGCCTCCCCTGCGTGTTGCGATAACTGATCCCGCCGGCTTTCCAAGAATCAGCGACCGCCCTCTCGGCCGCAGCCTTCATTTGCGTCTGCATGTTCCTTTGCAGGGCCTCTTGGTCCAACTGCATGCCATCGCTGCTGCGGTCCTCGGTGACGATGCTGACCGGCGCCGACAGGCTGATCGACGTTCCCGATCCAGCGCCCACCGCCATTACTCCCAGTTGCCCCCCGGAGGTGCGGGTCAACGGCATGATTGCCTCGTCGCCAGCCTCGCCCATTACGCCCATCCTGCCGCCAGACATACCGAATGCGGTCGGAGTACTCACGATTGAGTTGGTGAATGCGCCGCCATTGGCGAACAGCTGAACGCCATTCGACCAGGCGCCGCCAAGCGCTTGCGGGAAGTAGGTGCTGCTGTAGCCTGCCTGAGAGGCGCCTAGGTTTGAGGAAATGGCACCAGCAGACCCGGCTTCCAACCCGTTACCTCCGCCACCGCCAAAATAGGCGGATGCCGCAGTGCCCCCCCAACTCACCAGACTACCGAGCAGCCCTGATGCCGCCCGCTGGGTCTCGATCCGAACCATGTCAGCAAGGATCGACTTAGTGAAGTCCGCAAACGAGAACTTGCCAGTCATGACAAAGTTCACGACCGCATCCTCCATCGAGCTGAACGCATTCGTGAATAAAGATCTCGTCTGCCCGGCGACATCCCGGGCCTGATCCAGGTAACTCTGGAAGGCCGAAGACGCCCCATTGCGCCAGTCGCCCTGGGCGGCCTTGATCTGGTCGTAGTTGGCGACGGTGGTTTCCTGCAGGTCCTTCTCGGTATTGTTCAGGGCCGCCAGCTTCTGGTTGTACTCATCGAGGCTCATGCCGCGAGAGCCATCACCGTACTGGTTGGCCAGATCCAGGCGCTGTTGGTTGATGCGGTCAGTGATACCGTTCTGCTGATCCTGCAGGCCGCGCCCGCGGTCACTCAGCCCAAGGCCATCGGCGGCACGCTGCCCCTGAAGCCTCAACGCCAGGACCTGCTGGTCGAGGGCGTCGGTGTAGGTCTGCACGGCCCTTGCCTGCTTGCCCAGTCGGCCCTGCTCATTGGTCGCGAGCACCGAAAGCTCGGTATCGGCATCCTTCTGCGCCTTCACCACGGCAGCCCGGGCGTCGGCGATCTTCTGGTCCAGCTGGATTCGCTGCTGGGCGCTGGTACTGCTTCGCCCCTTGGCCTCCTCCAGCGCCTTGATCTCTGCCTCGTGGGCGTTCGTGACCTCGGCCTTCTGCTGCTCGATGATCGCAGCGCGTTGGGCGGCGTACGACTCCTGTGAGATAAGCCCGGCCTTCTGCGCCGCATCCAGCTCCTTCTGATGATTCTTGTACTCGGTCAGGATGGCGCTCAACGCGTTCTTCTGGTCGTTGAACCCGGAGAGGTCAACCGACGTGGTGCGCCCTGCAGAATCCTTGAACTGCTTGGCGATGTCGGCCTGCACTCGGGCGATAGTCTCAGGCTTGAGCCGTTCATCATTCGGGTTGACCTTGCGGATCGCATCCAGAGACTTGTTGTACTCCTTCAGTGCGTCGGCCCGCTTCTCGGCATTGGTCCTGGCGGACTTCTCCAGGGCGTCGATCTTCCCGATTGCAACCACCGCCGCCTGTTGCTGCTGGGCGTCCAGAGCGCGGGCGCTGGCTATCGCTGCAAGCGTGTCACGCTGCTGTATAAGTCCCTTCAGCTCAAGGTTGGCGTTGGTGAGCTTTTTCTGGGCGTCGGTGTCGTCCTTGTCAGCATTAACTGCACTCTGCGCTGCGGCCACCTGGCGCTGCAGATCAACGATTCGGCTCGATATGTCCTGATCCCGGCCAATGTTCTTGACCGAATCCACCGTTGCAGCGACCTCGCCGCGCAGCGCCTTCCAGCCACGCTCCCAGATCGAGAGGTTCTCGGTGACTTCCTTACTGCGATTTTTGATGGTATCGACATAGGTGTCGGTGAGCAGTTTGGCGGCCCCGATGGTGTCGCCCTGCTCCTTCAATGCAACGATCTGCGAGTAGGTCGCTGCGGTAAGGAAGTTGTACTGCTCATTGAGGTCTTTGGCCGCCGTCACCGGGTCTTTGCCGATCTTCACGAACTCGGCAACTGTTTCCTCTACCGCCTCCCCGGTCGCCGAGCGCCACTCCAAAGCGGCTTCGGTGATCTCGACGAAGCTGCCAGCGGCGATCTTGCCGCTGCCGGCCAGCTGGGTGAGTACCTCGGCCGCGGCGCCGGTGGTACCGACAGTCGCGGCGACCTCGCGCGCCATGCCGGAAAGCCGGTCCGACGTCGTGCCGGCCGCGTTGCCGGTGGTGATCAGCGCTTTCTGGAAACCGACCGCCTCTTCGCTGCCCGAGTAGTAGGCATATCCGAGCACGCCGACCGCCGCCGCTGCGACGGTGAACGGGTTCACCAAGCCAAGGACGTAGCCGCCCAGCGCCTGAATGGCTGGGCCCACGCCGCCGAACATGTCCTTGAGCTGCCCGCCCTGCTGTAGTAATACCTGGAGCGGAGCCTGTCCACCCTGCAAGGACACCACGATATCGGTGAACTGAGCCGGTACGCCGCGCAGTGCTGCTGCGGTGGCCTTGGCCGACATACCCGTCTTGTTCAGCGCAATATCGGCGCCGCCCAATGCAGTGCGCGCCTGGTCGATCTTCGCCTGATACTCGCCGAAGGTCTCCGTATCGAGCGCGCCGCGGGTGCGGAAGCCCTTCAGCTTTTGCTCCATCTGATCCAGCCGGCTCATAGCTGCGACGGTCGGGTCGATCTTACCCAGCAGCTCTTCCAGCGCCTGGCCTTCTTCCCGATGCGCGCCGGCTGCCTTCTTCGCCGCCTCCGCCTGGCGCTCTTCTGTGGCAATGAGGGCCTGGGCCCGGCTGTTGATGGCAGCCTGCCGACTTGCGCTCTCGGACAGGACAGCGTTAGCCTGAGAGGTGACCTCGACTGTGTGCTCGGTGGCCCGGTTGAGCGACTGAACGTACTGGCTGGCCTCCATCGAGGCTTTGGCCACGGCCAGAATCCTGGCCTGCTGCTCGTCGGCGGATTCGGCAGCGCGCCGGCCGGCTTGGGCGCCCGCATCTGTGGCACTGGTCAGCGTTTCCTGAACCTTACCCGCCTGAGCGGCTTCGGTTCGGAACGCCCCCATATTCGCTGCGGCACTGCTGAACGCCGTTGAGGCGCTGGTAACAGCACGCCCCACGGTCGCCATCTGCTGCGCCAGCTCGGCCTGCTTGGCGTTGAGCGACTGCAGCTCCTGGACGATCTGGCGGGTATCACCTTGCAAGCTGCCCAGGGCAGTCTCCCAGGCGCGCCCAGTTCGTCCAGCCAACTCCTCGGTGCGCTTGCCAGCGTCCGTCAGCTGGTCGAGGTTATCCTTGGCCTCGACAGCATCGCCGGAATCGATCTGAAGACCGAGAGAGGCAATGGTGGTCATGATCTACTCCATGGATTCGGCCATGACGGCCAAGGCCTCAACCTCCATGACGCGGAGATCGGGAAAAATGTCGGTGAGGTCGCGGCGCTTGATGCCGAGCATCGAGGCTGTTGCGGGGATGGCTGAGTAGTCCAGGCCAGACGGGCCGCCCGTTCCAACCCGCCACTGCGTGCCCATCGCGTCGAACAGCCGAAAGGCTGGCCAAGCGTCTGGCCAAACCTCCACTTCCTCTTCAGGGATGTCCGCCAGGGTCAGCCCCAGCGGGGCCAGTTGCTCGGCAGATGGCCCACGCTCATAACAGGCCCGGGCCGCCGCCCTCAGTTTCCCAATCGGGCCGGGCTGTAAGCAGCTTGGAAGGCGTCGATGACGGCCTTAGGCGCACCCGTGCAGGTACGGACCAGCTCGAGGATCGCCTTCTGACTGAACTTGTCCTCCAAGTCCCATCCTGTGACGATTTCGCCCAGTTGCTCGGCCTGCAGAGCGATTTCGCCAGCGGTCACCTCTTCCCACGTAGCGTTGTCGACCCTAGCCTGCTCCGCCCAAGCGTCGCGAGCCTTGTTCCAGCGATCAAACATGCCGGCCAGCGTCACGCGATCCATATAGCGGAACTCGAATTCCACCGGCACTGGCTCTCCACCGATTCGAGGAACCTGCACCTCGGCAGTGAACGTCGGGTCCTGCGCGATTTTGATCTTCGCCATGGGGGCTCCTTATGCGCCGGCCAAGTAACGGACCGGACGTCCCGACAGCGCGATGCTGATGGTGCGGGTCATGAGGTTGTTACGCTCCATCGTTGGGGTGGTGGTGATGCTCACGTAACCCGGATAGAGGATCTGGTCGCCATTTGGCAACTTCAGGCGCACCACGGTCAGTTCCTTGCTATCGCCATAGGCCTCGACCAGGCCCACGTAGGCAGCCGCAGGCTGATCCTCGACAGTGATCGACAGCGTGATCGGGTTGCGATTGGTGGGGAACTGGCGATCGTCGTCGTCCTCCAGGTACCCTACCGTGAGGTACTGCTGCTCACCTCCCGAAGAGGTGAAAGCGGTCACCTTCGAGATCTGAGCCCAGTTGGTCACCGGGATAACAGAGCCCACACCCGCCCCGGCCGTGTACTTATCGGTGTTGGTGGTGTTCAGCCCGGCCAGCGAAAACTTGTCAGCGGCAACACTGGCCGCGCGAACAGCGCGGTCGTTGATCAGCGACCAACCTGAGCTGACGACAAGAACATCACCGTTCTTGATGGTGTGTCCTGCAGCGCTGGCCACAGGCGGCGCAGCGTTGGTTAGAGCGGTGAAGGCTACGGCAGCGGCGAGTACGCTGGCGATTTCCAGCACGGAGCCGTTCGGCAGCGGGAAGCGTGCGGCCATGGTTGTTTCCTCTTGATAGCCCGCCAGGCGGCGGTTGGTTATGCCCCAGCGGGCGATTGGTCCGCGACACCGCGGTAGGTGAAGCTGGCCGGCACCGTGTAGGTCGCCGACTCGGGGATGCTTGGGCCTTGGTCAACTGGCTCGGTGACCATTCCCTCGAAGCCGTTGCGGCTGAGCTTAGAGTCGACATGGAACAGGGCGCTGAGCTCATCTACCAGCGATTCGGCGGTCGCCAAGGCCTGGCCCGCCGGGCAGGTGATACTGACTTGGTAGATTCCGGTGTACTCGTAGGCCTCGCCACCCAAGTAACGGCAGGTGGTTTCCCCAGGCAGCTGGTAAGCCTGCAGGTATGTTTCTCCCGGCAAGGCCTCGAAACCCTGCTCGAAGTTCGCGACCCGGATCGGGCGCGCCGCTGCCCAGGCCATCAGCTTTATCTCGATGGCCTGACGGGCTCGTGCATGGCTCATACTCGATGGGTCCTAATGGCTGCTTCTACGATCCGCTGGAAATCGGCGACGGTGACACGGACCATGCCGGCCGGAGCCTGGGTGCTATGGCCGTATTCCAAGGGGATGGCATATGGCAGGTTGTTTACGATGAATGCGACCTCGCCTGCGCTCAGGTCACCAGCTGCAGCGATGATCCTGTCCAGGGTCTCACCCGCGCTTTCGATATCCTCAATCTCGCCAACTGCTGGAACACCAGTAGAAAGCTGCCAGTTGCTGCGAAATCGGCCACCGACATAGCCCTGGCCAACGCTTCGAACGCCAAACCCGAAGTTTTCGCGCTGTTCACGCTTGGTGAGTGGTTTACGAAGGCGAAGTCCTTCCTTGAGGTTTCCACTTTTGGTGTAGTTGCCGGGGTTCGACGTGATACTGGCATTGATGGCTTCGGCCCTGGAGTTGTACGCCGCAATCTTCTCCGATGCACTGCCCTGAGCCTCTATGTTGACCTTCCAGAGGTCCGGATTGCCGACCGGCGACATAGTCACCAGCCTTCGACCAACCATGATCACGACTTCACGAAAGGTCAGGTCCATTGCCTCTTTTGCCTGCTCGGCGAACTGCTGTAGCTGAGCAGCGAAGCTTCCATCCAGCCCGCCATAGCGGTCTGTCATGTGTGAGCCGCGGGCCATGGTCACTTCCTCAGTTGGATGGTCCAAGTGGCCTTGGCCGCGTCCTGCCCCACGTTCATGACCCGATAGCCGCTGATGCGATCGCCGATGGCAGGAGTGGCGGGGATATCAGTGATCTGCTCGCCATCCCTCAAGAGCAGTTCGTTCTGCAGGGCCTTGAGGCGCACGTCCGAGGTCAAGATGCGCGTGCCGTCGACCTCGCGGGCTTGGTACTGCCCAAAGACGCCGCGGCCGGCGTATGACAGGGTTGCGGCCGGCGTACTGCCGCCCTTTACCGGGTCATACGTGCCCGCCACCGACCTACTACCCTCAACCGCCGAAACCGCATCGGCAAGGTCTGTATCGAACGCCTCGGCTAGGTCGGCCTGTAGTTCATCGCGAAGCCCCATATCAGCTCCTCACAACCTTAGTCTGGCCAGTGTTGTTCAGATATGGCGCCAGCAGTGCAAGGGCAAATGACTCACCAGCGCTAAATTTGCGAGACGACTGGGAGAACGTCTTGCTGCTGGACACGCCGTCGGCGTTGACCGACTTGCTCAGCACGCCGGTCTCCTTTGTGCCGTAGATGTTGCCGGCAGCCGCCTCCCGGGCAATCTCAGCACCGGCCTGCACGACGGCATCCGGCACCGGATCGAACGAAGGGAGACGGAGGTTCGTCAGCCAGGTGTTGGCCATCAGCACCGCCCGGGCTTTCTGGTCGTCGGGCGCCCAGGCCTGCCCAAGCAGGGCGTCTACCTGCTCGACGGTGATGTAGGTGGTCATTACTCGGCCTCGCCCAGCAGCTTCTGCAGGTCTTCCAGGCTGGCTTCATCGCCGAACGGGACGCCCTTCTCGGTGAGGGCCGCTTTCAGCTTGGTGACCAACTCTTCAGCCGCGATCGCGTCATCGAGCAGCTTCTGCAACTCCGGCTTCTTGGCCTTGGGATCGAACTGGATGTTTCGTCCGGTCAGGGCTGCACGGATGTCGTCGATGCTCGGGGCCTTGCCGGGCTTCTCAGCCTCGCCCAGCAGGTCATGCAGGTCCGGATCAAAGTCCGCCTCGTTGATCACAACGAAATCGCCTTGACCTTCGCCCCATGGCTTTACTTTCAGGGTCTTGTTGCTCATGAACTTCTCCTGGAGAGGTGGGCCAGCGCACGCAGCGCCAGCCGCAACCGGTTTCGGTATCAGCCCAGCAGGCTGGCGATGTGCTCGGACTTGACCGCCTTGGTGCCCCAGGCCAGCGACACTTCGTACTGCATCTGGCGGTATTGGGCGTACATCGCCACTTCAAAGGTCAGGCCGCTGACCTGGTCAGTGATCAGCATGCGGTCGATTGCCGAGTCGCCCTGAGGTGGCAGAGCCGGTGCACGGGTAGCCAGTGCGATCGCCGAGCGGGCAAATGCTGCGCTACGGGTGCTGGCCGATACGACGGTCAGCGCAGTGGCGGCGGCCGGGATGGCTTTTCGCAGGCCAGGAGCAGCCAGGGTGATAGTGCCGCCGTTGGAAACATCGGTATCGCCTGCGGCGACGACGTATTTGTTGCTGTCGCTGGCGAAGGTGATGATGTCGCCAGCCACAACACCGCCGGTACCGGCCGAGGCCAGGACGATGGCGGTGGTACCGACGGCATAGCCGGCAGTGTTGGTGGTCGCGGAAGCAGCGCTGCCAATGATTGGGGTCTTCACCTGGGCCGACTCGCGGATAGCGAAGCCGTGCACATCCAGCAGCACACCGCGGCGCAGCAGGCTGTCGTCGTTTGCTTCGTTCGCCTTCGACAGTTGGGTCAAGGTCCGCATGTTCGCGCCGGCGGAGGTGTCGATCACCATCTGCAGGTCGCCAAGCGGAGCACCGTTGTCGGAGAGGATGCGGCGCATTTGGGCGCTGTCAGCCAGGTTGGTGGCAAATGGGGTTGTGCCAGCAGTGCCGTAGGCGCGCGAGGCGTTCACGGCCACCGCAGCCAGGTCAGCCTCGACTTCGTTGACCAGGGTGCGCATGCCCTGGGCCATCTGGTCACGCAGAATGACGTTGAACGAGGCGCCGTTGTTGTCGAGGCCCAGCTTTTCCTCGCCGTTCCAGCGAATCGGCACGCGTCGGGCCTTGTTGATGGTCATCGAGACCTGGCCGATTTGCTGGTCGCCGTCATTTGGCGGGGTTACCGCTGGGACGATGTCGCTAGCGGTCGCGCCGTTGGTTACCGGAGAGGTAACAGTCTGACCGAGCGCAGCACGTTCGAAGGTCATGTCCGAGGACACGGCAGGGATGAAGCCAACCAACTCGCGCGACACGACATCGAGCGCGTTGTAGAGGGTTGGGATCAGGCCAGTAAGGGTGTTAGCCATTTGGATCTCCTAAGGATCGGCGTTTGGGTTTTGTGAATACGGGTCATCCGACCCAAGCGCCGCCCCCTATCCAGGGGCACGGCATGGACTGTTTGCCAGCGGTTATTCGGTGACGATGCCGCCGGAGCCAGCAAATGCGGACTTCTCGGCGGGGTTCATCTGGTCGAACTGCTGGCGGGTGACGGACTTCTTGCCGGTCTGGCCATTGCCGCCGTGCTGTGCACCACCGCCATTAGCACCTGAACTTTTCAGAATGTAGTCCTTGTGCGGGTAGCGCTCGACGAGGGTTTCCAGCGCCTCGTCGAAGTCTGCGAGCTCGCCTGCGCGAACCCGGGAGAAAATCTTGTTTCCGTCGTCGCCGTAGGCCACGACCTTGCCTTCCTCGACCATGAAGGCCTTGCCGAAGTGGGACTCCACCATGTCGGCCGGAATGGCGAACTTCTCGCTGATGAGCTTGGAGCCCTTGAACGAGCCACCGATGAGCAGGTTGTGGATGGTCTGGTCGCGCTGTGCCAGGCCTTGCTGAGCCTTGGCGAGCTCTTCGGTATGCGTCTTGCTGGCAGCAGCCACTTGGTCCTGTGCGGCCTTCTGGGCTGCAAGCTTGATCTCTTCGACCTTGCCGGCGGCAATGAGCTTGCCTTCGTCGATGTTCTTGATGGTCTCCAGCGCCTTGCGGGCGGCCTCGCCATCCTCGATACCATCGAACAGCTTCAGCTTGCCCTCGGCAGCTTCGGCACGCTCGCGATGGGACTTCGCCTCCCCATTCAGGCGGGAGATGGTCCCGGCGGTACCAGCCGCATCGAAGGGCAGTTCCTTACCGTCGTCGTAGATGTAGACGGGCTTGCCATCCTGAACAACAACATGGCCTTGGTCATCGAGCTTCAGTTTCATATCGGTCTCCGGGCATCCGCCCATCGCAGGCCATCCGGCCCTATTGCGCCCCGTCCATCCGAACTGCGGGCAAAAAAAAGCCCTACGTAGGTAGGGCCTCATCAAGGATTCAACTACTTATTTAGTCAAAGGAGACTTTTTCATTTCAAATCTTATATGATTAATCAAGTAATCATCGGCTGGAAAATCAAAGGCCTTGGTCGGCGTACCAACAATAAACCTCATATCTTGGAAATTACCGCCACAACTACTATTAATCCAATCTACAATGTGCCCCAGCACATCTTCCGAGTACTTGAAAGACACTTGCTGCCCAAACGCCAGCTCTACCACCTGAGGATCATTAGACAGACAGTCAGGTCCAAACCAGAACGATCCCCCGCCCTTAGGGTTAGACAGAATTACGTTGTGAGCATTCACCATGACTGGGAGCTTTCCATGATTGACGAGTGTAAACGTATATTTACCCGACATGGAGAATCGCAGATCTGGAAGCTCTTGGCTCCGCTGCTTGTTTGCCAGCGCCAATGCCACCCAGATAGCACCAAATGCGCCTACACCTGAAACCCAGTCACCAAGACTTCCCCAGTCGGGCACAAATTTTACCGTGGACTGAGGATTGAAGTTAATGCCGGCCGTCAGACCTGCAAGCGCAGACAAGACACCGACAACCATGACAGCAATCAATACTGATACAACCTTCATCAGATCTACCTAGGCCAGGAAAAGCCAGGATTATAAGGCACCAGTCATACGGCTGCGCAGTTCCTCAAGAGTAAGAAACTTGCCCTTGTCGTTGTAGAAGTCTTTGAGCTTGAGCTTGCCCTGGCGCATCAGCTTGCCGCGCTCAGGCCCGAGGATCTCGTCCTGACGAGCTGCCGACTGCTTCCCAAGCCATTCGGCATAGGTGGTTGACTCCGGCACCTGGCCGTCCATGCTCGCCCGCGTTGCTCCGTCGCTGAAGCCCAGGGCCTTGGCGCTCTTGAGCACAGGAACCTTGGAGGATCGGCAGCAGAAGTGGATGCGCCCGGGGCCGGCCAGCCAGGGAACCTGGTGCCCAATGGGCTTGTAGGTTCCCAGCGTGTACGGCAGGCGGTCACGGATTCGGCAGTCGGACGACGTGTGGTTGTCCAATGTACTGAGCCACTCGACATGGCTAATGATGTCGCTGTTGGCTTCGTACGCTGCGTCACTGGCCGATTCGGCCGTATGGGATACCGCAGATCGCACAACCGCCTCAACGTCGCGCCTGGCCTTCTGGAGCGAGCCATCTGCGTATTGCTGAGCCCGGCTGCCCATGACCGTGCGAACGATGTCGGCAGTAGTACGCCCCTCGACCACACCCGCACGCACCGCGTCGCGCACTGTGGCTGCACGGCTGGACTCAATGCCAGCCATCCACTCCCTGAGCAAGCGCCCCTGGAATGGCCGCGCCTGAGCGATTGCTTTCACCGCGCTGAACGCCGGCGACACAACGGGGTATGCCTCCTGCACCAGCGCCGGTAGAGCCGCGCGAAGCGCGCTCTGCTGGAATGCAAGTTCGTAGCTGATCAGCCCGTCGGTTATCCGGTCCATCGCCAGGCGGATCTCGACGAAGGTCTGCTGGTTGATCCGAAGCACCGCTGACAGGGCAAAATCTACGGCCGAGGCCGACAGGTCGGCGTCCAGGTTGTCGATCGCCTCGATCAAGGCTGCCCGGAGGTCGGCATCCTTGTTGTTCAAGATCTTGATGATCGTCACGACCTGACTGTTGCTCAGCCTGGACAGATCAACCTCATGCCCGATCAGTTCGTTCAGCAACTGCTCATTAGCCGTACTCATCACAGCGTACCGAGGGCCGGGCCCTGAGCCTCAATCTTGGCCAGTTCGTCTTCCCAGTCGTATTCATCGCTGATCACGCCGCGGCGCTGCATCTCGGTGAATAGCGTCTCCTTGGAGATCATGCCTGCGTTCGCCATGGAGACCAGCGTCGGGAGCGACACCTCTGGTATGTAGTCAACGTCGAAGTTGCCTCGCATCTCGACAGTGCCGCCATCGCCGAGAGAGCGGTAGTCAGCCATGTACTGCAGCAGTTGGGCCAGGCAGTCGGCGAAGTGATGAGCCACACGGGCCAGAGGCGACAACTCCTGAGCTGCCTCCTCTTCCGCCTGAGTCGCGGTCTTGGTCGCGGACTTGTCAGGCGTGAGCAGCTTGGCGCCGGCCATGCGCATCTCGTTGATCAGGTCCTGCAAAGCAGTGCGCCCGGACTCGACAGCCTGGCCGGTATGCTCTACGTATTTGAGGTTGCCGTCTTTCGGCAGGTCAGTCAGCGAGCCGGTGCCGACCTTGAACTCAGGAGATACCGGGACGCCCTGGTCATTGAAGCTCATCTGCACGCCGATGCGCACTAGGATAGGCACGCGGATGACGTGGAGAATGTTGTCCTGATCGCTCTGGCTCTGCCAGTGCTTCACGTTCAGGTGCGCCAGCTCCAGCATCGGCGGCTTGGCGGTCATGAAGCCAGTGCGACCGGTGTAGAAGGTAACCCATGGAATATGGGTCAGACTGTTCACACCATCGTCATGGATGACGAACTCGCCGCCCTTTTCCTTCCGGCGATAGATTCGCCATGCGCCAGGCTCTAAAACACGGATCTGCTCGACGCAAATCGCGCCGAACTCGCCGTCTTCTTCCTCAACCACTTCGAGGAAGCGGATCATGGTGAGCACGCCGTTCTTGGACCGCCAGCCCAGCACCTGCTCGGGCTTAACCAGCACGACATAGGGGCGAACGCCTGCGGCCTTCTCTTCGGCCTTCGTCTTCACCTGGTCGGCGCGCTGGTGGTCAACGAACGCGTGGCAAAGCCCGTGGCTCATGCCCTCGCTGAAGAAGCCAACCGCCCAGGAGTTCAGGTCGTTGCCCGCACAGTCGATATCCTTGGTCATTTCCACGATGTCATCTGGAACATCGTCGCCAATCTGCAGCGGCTCAGCGAACACGCGGGAAGTCATGTTGCCGACCGTCTCGGAATAGGCCGGCAGCAGGGTCGAGAGCCTTAGGCGCTCCTGGTAGGAATCGTCGGCCTCGGCCGGATACTGCGGGAGCAGGCACTTACCCGCGGCCCGCATGGCCATGGTGCCGCCCATCAGCGGAGAGATCACAGCCCAGTACTCACGCATCGCGTTGACTGCTGGCAGCGTGATGCTCGGGTTATCGCTCATGGTCACATTCTCAGGGATTGGCTTATGGTCATTTCCACGTTGATTGGGTATCGCTTGGCGATGAAGTAGCCGGCGGCGTCGTTCATGTGGTCGTGCCCCTTCTTCGGGTCTTTGTCCGGGTCGCCATGCTTGTCGTAGGTCTGCCGCTCGAGGCACAGAGCCAGCTGTGGGCACTGGTCGATGTTGACCTTCAGGCGCCGATCACCGTAGGTGTTCAGCAGCATTGCATTGACCGAGTTCACTCTGTCTTTGACGCTAGGGTTCTGCGTACCCACGATCACCGTGAATCCAGCCTTGCGCAGCAGGGACAGGTCAGACTCGCTGGCGTTCTTGCTGCTGGTGTTCTGGCCGCTGGCATCGGGGTAAACCGCGATACCGTGCCCAGGGAAGCGCGCCTTGATTTTCTCGATCATCTCCGGCGTGTCACGCACCGAATGGATCTCATCCAGGGCCAAGGGCAGGCCATCTCTGACGACGTAGACCACCGCCGCCATCTTCATGACGTTGAAGTCCATGCCGATGTGCAGGGCCTCGCCCGGCTTGATTCGCTCGCTGGTGCGGCTCTCGCTGCGGCTGAAGGTGTAGTAAACGACCCCGGCATAGTTCTCGAAGCTGGCTTCGTACTCTTGCCGGAACGTGCGCGGGTCCATCTTCCGGCGAGCGGCATCCAGCTCCTCGGCCGGGACGTTGCCGCCCTGCAACGAGGTGTAGAGCCAGCTCTTGTGATCGGGCTCGCCGTCTGGCTGCCCATCACGGTATGTATCGAAACAGTGGTTGAAGCCCTTGGGGGTGCCAATGCGCAGCGCGTGGCCGCCCTTGCACTTGCCGACGTCAGGTATCACGTACTCACACGTCGACAGCATCGGCCGCAGGACTTCTTCCCAAGCCGCCCACTTGCAGTCCGCCCATTCGTCCACCAGAACGAAGAACAGGCCTGAACCGCGCAGGTCGTCGTAGTTCTCCAGACCCACGCAGCGGATCAGGTGACCGCTTTTGAGCGTGATCAGCATGTCCGACTCGTTCGGCTTGCACTCTCGCCACTCTCGCGGGATGGCCTGCTTCAGTCGGCGCCAGAACACCCGGCGGGCTTGCTTCTGCGTCGGGGCCGCGTACCAGATCTCATCCTCTACGCTCACGCCCCACTCAGCAGCCAGGCGAGCCGCGCGGCGCATCTCCGCCTTGCCGAGGAAGGTCTTACCGAATCGACGCCCGCATACCGCATCACGGAAGCGCGCATTACGCTGGAAGCCCCAGACGTAGATGTTCGCCTGCTTGGGCGTCAGTTTTACCGGTGCCTCATAGGTACGGGGTAGCGGGGACATTCTCGTCTGGCTCCAGCTTGTACTCAGCAATGGCGTGCTGCTGGTCCGCCTGGGAGCCCAGGGGCTTGTCGGGTTCGATTTTGCGGTTGACGTACATGTCGCCGCACTCCTTGGCCGCCTGCTCGTAAAGCTGGGCTGTCAAGGCGAGGTTTCGCATGTTCTCGGCCTTCTCGGCCATCCTGCTCAGACCGCGCAACCTGTATGCCCGGTTGGCGATCGGGATGTCGCTGGTTTCCTCTCTGAACCGGGTCCTGCACTCGTGAAAGTAATCTTTCCACTTCTGCGCCAGGTCGCGCCCGGAATACTTCGTCGGGTCGTACCTCTCACACAGCTGGCGAGATACCTCCACCCCGTATTGCTCCTTGACGGCCTGCGACACCTGGCTCGGTGTATCGAAGCAGGCCAGAGCCTGAACGATGAAGGCCTTCACCTCATTTTTCAGGGCTGCCATAGATTTGGGTTCCGTCAAGGGCTGTCAAGGATCACGCCGACTTGAGCAGACAGGTTCCGCAGGCCCTCGAAATGATGATCTTGGCCACCTCTGGCGGCCGGCTTGCAGCGTAGATAAGCTGCTGTACGTCTTCGCTGGCACCGTAGCGCCTAACAACACCGACGAACTCTTCTACGTCGTGACCACGCAGGTATAGCTTGGGCAGCCCCTCCTGGGTGAACTTCGGGGCGCCGTACTCATCGGTTGCCTGGGCGATATGGTAGAGCTCGTGTTCGACCAGGGCGCAGAACTCCGCGTCGCTGCACTGGGCGCAGTAATCACCAGCCAGGGTGATGAGGTAGGACGGCTCTTCCCCGAACCACTCCCGCATCTGCTGCTCTTGCCGGGCTTTCTGCCACCCGCCAGCGCGGAACATCAGCTGTTCGGCCTGACCGAGAACCACGCGCCCCTGTTTGGCGAATCCCGTCGATGCCCACAGGACGCCGATGTTTGCGTCAATCAAATGGGCGTGCTCGGGGTTATGGATGCTACCTGTATCAGCGAGGATCTCGGTTTGTACCCACTCCCAAACCTCAGGTGCTGGGCGAAGAGTCAAACACGGGGAACCCAGAAGATCTGTCGGAGGCACAGGTCGACTCATAAAAAACCTACATCTTGAAGTACTGGCTGTTTGCCGGTATTGATGGGGCTCGTACGCCAACTACAAGGAAGGAACCATGGAGCCGAGATACAAAGTGAAACGGCGAGTCTCTATTGAGATCGGCGGCGCAAAGCATGGGCTAAGAACCTCGACGTCATCCCCGCCTGGCTTTGCCATCTACGATTCGAGCACTAAACAAAACCTGCCTGACTACTACTCGTCTCAGGCTGATGCCGAGCGGGAATGCGACCGTCTGAACGAGGCCGAATGAATGCTTAATCTGGAACCCTCAACCCGCAAACTTCTGACACTTCAGAAGGCCATCTATACGAACTCCGCCGGTGAAGAGGTCTTCGTCGGGCTCAGCAGGCCGGAGTCAGAGAGATACATTGAGCTCTGGAGCGAAGCGACCGACGAGTTCATTGAGCTAGATAGAAAACACAAGGGAGCTCACTACAAGCTTGATGATCTATAGCAGGTAGGTGGCTGAAACTTCTCAAGGCGCCGCATTAGACTGCGGCTGCCTACTCGCATATCCGGAATGTACGAACCCTGCCGCCAGTACTGGTATCTCGCCTGGCTGCCATCTCGACGGCCTTTTCGGCGGATGCCCCCATATCCATGGCAGCAAAGGCGAATGGCGTCCCGCTACCTATGGCATACGGCCTGTCGAGCATGATTGGCGACCTCGAGAGGCCCGTGTCATTGTCGATTGCCACGAGCATCAGGCTCTCACCATCGAGCACCATAGCCGTCACATCTACTGGCCCGGCAGGCTTTGCACCAAAGTAGACGTCAACCAGCACCAGGAAGTCTGGCGTAGCACCCGAACAGAACAGGCGCACGCCATCACGGACCAGGCACTTGTCATAGTCGTCGTAGACGATTACCTCTCCACGAGTGATCTGCGAGTCGTAGGCGATCACGCCATCCTTGTACGCAATGGTGGTCATGTATGCTTGCCCTTTTCAGGAGGTGGTCTCATGCGGCGCTCGCTATTGAAGAAGACAACTGCAATCCACATCGAGATTGACGGCGATACTTGGTACGGACTGGAATCAACCGATGCTGAGATCTGCAACAAGGATGGCGAAGTAACTTTGTGCCTCGACCTCAGTAAGAATTTCAGGGTCAGGAACAAGTAGTCTCATCAGTACACCGATGCGCACGCGCTGGCAGAACGTATATCCATGGTCACACACCTTCAAATAGATGCGCACGGCCCTATCATGGATGGATTGGTTCGAGAGATGATCCGAGTCCGTGATGCCGGCACCACTCCTCGGGTGACCGCTTGCATCTCACTGGGCCAATTTGGCAATCATTCGTTCGGCGTAACGCCTGACAACGATGAGACGAATCTTGATCTTTCAGTGATCAAAGGATCCTATAGCGCAGTTACGGCGCAACCCGATTGAGGGCCTCGTCCGCTTTATCGGCTGCCTGGTTGGCGGTCATTGCAGCCTTGGATGCTTTGGCGGCGGCGTTCTCCGCCTTCCGGGTCAGCTCATCCAGGCGCTGATCGCGCTCAGCCATGGCGGCGTCGTAGGCTTCGCGGATCTGCTTTACTTGGCTGGCCTGGGTGCTGGTCATGGCCCAATAAGCCGACTGCCAGCCCAGCACCGCACCACCGGTTATCAACACCAGGGCGATAACCCAGATCTCAGCCCGGCGCCACCAGCGGCGAGCGACAAATTCAAGTGCGCATCTGTCCATCACGCATCACCTCCAAGCTGAGCGCGTAGCCGGGCGATCTCGGCGCTCTGGCTCGTCACCTTGTCGGTGAGCTGAGACACCTGCCCGGTCAGCGCTTCAATCTTCCCCTCCATTCGACCAACTGCTGCAGCGAGCTCGTTACGCTCCTTGGCGAATTGGTCGGCGCGCGCCTCGGCAAGCTTGCGGGCCTCGCGCTCGGAGTCGAGCAGTTCGTTCAGACGGCGCACGGTGCCGATGTCAGCGTTGTCCATGGCGCGGTCGGCGGCATCCTTCGAGAGAAACTTGCGGAGCCATAAAAAGCCGCCCAGTAAGACGGTGCCCGTTCCGCCCAGCCAGGTGGCTGTGCCTGGGCCGAGGTCGGTCGGGTCCATCAGTGTTCTCCTGGCTAAGCAGCGGGCGGCTCCGCCATAAAATCGTGATTTCGGGCGTCAATAAGCACGCTCGATCTAAAGTGTGGCGAGACATGCCTTTCAGACATGCCTCACCTTGTTACAGATCAGAACTCAAAGCCGATATGGCCATAGGTAGGGAATGGGTCAGTGCCTTGCTCAATCGGGTCGGCGTGATTTGGGTAATACACGCGAATCGGCTTAACGGTCGGCGTAAAGCCAAAGCGAGCCCAGCACACGCGATCCATCACGATCGAGAAGCTGCCGTCTTCCTGAACCCGGGCGTAGGCATCTGGGTGACCATCAGTGCCGGTATGCCACAGGGGCTTCCGATCGGTGCTGTAGATGACGAAGTTGCCGTCCGTCTGCATAGCTGCGAAGGCAGCACCTTTATTTTGGGTGTAGGACGCCCAAATAACACGGTCGTTCTCACCGTAGAAGACCAGGTTGCCGTCGCCTTGGAAGACAAGCCGGGACTTGCCGGCTTTGAAGGTGTCGCCGGGATTAAGAATGGTGCCAGGCTTGATGATTGAGGCAGTGGACTGCGGCTTGATAGAGACCGATGCAGTAATCTCCCACAGGGGAAATGCATCGATGATGACCATGTTGCCGTCATCCTGGAGCTGAAGGTAAGTACGCCCGGCCGCATTTTCTTGGCTACCGCCGTAGGGAATGTCGGTGTTCACTGTGTGCCAAATACGGCGGCGGTCGAGGTCCAGCAGCCCCAATACGTGGTTCATGTAGACCTGGGAGGCGTCGTCTTTCTTCCACACCTTCGGATAATACTCGTCACTATTTGGGGAGTGCTTATCAGCAACCCAAATTGCGGTTGGGCCATCGTACAGAGCAAGGTTCAGGTCCGACTGGTTGATCAGCCTGTACCGCCCATTGGGCGACTGAATGTACTGATTAACACCAAGAATGGTTTTAGGAGGGAAAACAGAGCCACCGCTTTGAGCGAGCAGAGGGTAGTTAAAAGCCATTGATTTTTTTCCTATAAGCGAGGGTTGATTTGCGGAATTTCCGCATTCATGTCGCTCAAAGGCGATGGCTCGGGGCTCGAGGCCCTCACATGATTCAGCGCCCCACAGCGGGAGCACTTGATCTGGAGCTGGGTGATCCCCGCCGCTCGGGCGAGGAGTCGTTTGCAATTACCGCAACGGATATCTTTAAGCATCTGCAAAGCCTTGGATTTTTCTGCTAGGCTCCGCCCCGCTCGCGCGAGCAGTGAGGGCCTTGGCTGGCTTGCAGGTGTAGTCTGCGATCTGGCGTCTCCCTTGGGTGTTACAGCACCCGCTGGAGTCGCCCTCTCTTTTTCTCGCTGCACAAACAAGAAAGCCCCGACCAGTTCGGGGCTTTTGCTTTTCTGCGGGCACAAAAAAACCGGCGCTTTGGCCGGTTTCTAGATGAGCTTGCCGAAGGCAAAACTCTAACAATGGACAAATAGTGCCATCACACGTGCGGGAACGCAATAGGCCCTCAAGCGGCCTCCTTCATTTCGTAGATTGCGGCTGACACCGGCGACAGTGCGCGCTTGTCCAGGTCCTCGCAGACCTCGAAGCAAATCTGCACGAATGGCTCCCAGTCCCTGGCCCAGGCGCATGAGGGAAGCGTCACGCCGTGCACATCGTCGATCCAGCGCTTGAACCACTCCGGGCTTTCAAACGGGTCCTGCGCTGATGACTGCCCGCCCTGGTGCATGCGGCGGTACCGGAACATCACGCCCTTGGCCACATACTCACAGCGCTCGCGCTTGGCCGCGGTCATACGGCCCGACCTGGCCATTGCCAGCGAGAACACGCACTCCTCGGCCACCTCGCGCTCGTTGTCGCCGCTCTGCGGGGCGTACATGAAGTTGCCGAAGGCGCGTAGACTGCCGGGCAGCTTGAAGATTACCGCCTGCACACCACCGGCCAACGCCTGGTGCACGGCATGGCTCGCCTTCCGCTGCTTCTCTGTGGTCTGGACCATAGTGCCCAACAGGCCCAGCTGTTCGATGAATGCGCCCTGGCTGTCCCACGCAGTGTAGAGGCAGTCGTGCCACGCTTGGCGTGCGCTGTTCAGTTGCATGGGCCGTTCTCCTTCTTGCGGCGACTTTCGATGCCCTTGGCGCGCACTACGCACCAGGTGGAAGCGATGGTCATGACCACCAGCAGCGCGCCGGCTGTATCTGCGATAGTCCAGGTCATGCAGCCGCCCTCCTCAGGTCTTTGAGCTTCTGCCTGTACAGGGCCTTGATGGCCTGCAGGTCTTCGATGGTCAGGCGCTGGGGCTTATGAGGCCCTTCGAGCCATTCAACCTGGTCAGCTCCGATGCGCTTCACCAGGCGGATGCGGTACTCGACCGCGTTCCCCGACAGGTTGCGGTTGCACTTCACGCACTGGCGGTGGACGTTGAACGGTTCAAACCGCAACTCGGGGCAGGCGCCCACCGAGCGGTAATGGCCAGCGTCCCAGCGGCTGCCGGTAATCAGGTCGTGGTCGCTCGGATTCGAGTCGCAGCTGATGCACGGGAGGCCGGCGTCGCGCTCGCGGATGTAGGCATTGAACGCGGCCTGCGCCTCGGCCATGTGCTCGCGGCGGGTCTTCAGCTTCTCCCGGCGCTTCTGCAGGTCCTGGCGGGCCTGCTTGGTGATGACCTTGGCCGCGACCTTCTGCAGCTTCGGATCTTTGGCCATGGCCTTGGCACAGGCGATGCTGCACACCTTCTGCGTGGTCATTGTCGGCTTGAAGCGCTGGCCGCAACCTGGCGCCTTGCACTTCTTCAGCTTGATCTCGGCTACGCGCATGGCTCGGCCTCCTTGGCTTTCTGCTGCGCGGGTTGAAAGTCGCCGCGCAGGGGCATAAGGAACTGCTCTCTGCATGGCCCTTCGGAGGTCGTCACACCGCGCTTGTCGGTGTACTGGCCATCGGTCAGCCGAACGAGCCAGATACGGTTCTCCTCGACGTTGTCTACCCAGCCGCCAGCCTCAAGGAAAATCACCCGGTCATTCCCAAGGTATTCAATCAGCTCCACCGTTCTGCCCAGCGTCTCGTATGCCGTGAGGGTGCCGACGATCAGCGCAAGGTCACCAGCCTTGAATTGATGCCTCATGCCGCTTCCTCCCCCAGCAGGTCAGCGAAGTGCACGCCCCGCGGCGTGAACTCCTCGACGATCCGGTCGGTGTACTGGCAGCCCTGTGCACGGTCGAACAACCGGGTGACCGGGAACCCATCCGGCCCGAACATGGCGCACGGCCCCATCAGGCGCAGCTTCACGTCGTAATCCAGGTGGATGAACGACTCAGCCCAGCCGGTGCGGAACTCCGCGCAGCCAGCGCGCATGATCGGCACTCCCAGGTGCAGCTTGCAGTAACGGCGCACGTCCTCGATGTCGCCCATCTCAGTGCTCTTGGCGATCCGCTCGTACATGGCGAACCACAGGGCGTTCTGGTCCAGGGTGCGGTCCTTGCCCGGGCGCATGCTGACCACGACGAACTTCTTGTCGCGGAACAGGCGGGTGAGCATGGTGACGGCCTCGGACAGCTTGGCCTGGCTGTTGACGCTGATCTTCTCGGTCATGGCCTGGCTCTCCCGATGGTGCAGTTGTAAGTGGTGTTGCCGATGTAGAAGCCGCCGACACGATCGCAGTCGTTCTTGATGCTCTCGTAGGCGCCAACCCATCCGCCGAGAGCGCACAGCGCGAAGACGAAAGCCAGCCACAGGGAATTCATCACACCCCCTCCCCGGCCGGCTGCCCGGCGCGCTTGATGTTCAACTTGGCCAGCAGGTGTGCACGGCAGGCGGCCGCGCTCGATGGGATCTGCTGGAGGTCCAGCAGGCGGGCCTGGCGTTGGCTTGCATACTCGTCGGCTAGCTCGATCAGGCTCTTCTGGCTGTCGTGGCCGATGCCGGTGGCGATATCGCCAAGGGGCTCGCCGGAGACCAGCATGCGGATGGTGATGTCGTAGGCCCGGGCGAACACCTTCTCGGCGCGTTCTGGCTCCATATGGCCCAGGTTGTGCGCCTCGCACTGCAGGGCCGCGTGGCGCACCGCTGCGTGCGACCAGGTGCGGGAACCTGCCCTGCTGGGGTGGAAGTTCTCCAGCGCTTCTGCCAGGGCGCGCACAAGCGGTGGAATGCCCATCTCTTCTGGCGTCGGCTGGCACAGCTTGATGAACTTGCCGCTGCTCGGGGCGAAGTCGGTACCCAGCAACCGGCACTTCTGGATGCCGAAGCGGATCTGCTCCAAGGTGTTGATGCCAGCCGCGGCGAAGGACTTGATCCAGCTGCGCTTGGCGGCCATCAGTGCGTCGTCATCAGGCCAAGCCTGCTTCCACGCAGGGAAGAT